AAATTAACTCGAGCAATAGCGGCTGTATTGATTATTATTACCTCAACGATAATGGTGTTTTTTCCTGAAACCTTACCTATGGTATCTATTCGATGGTTCGGAGGTGCTAGCATATTCTTTGCGCTTGGGGTGCTACATACGTTAATATACAATCCATGAAACCCATGACCACCACCATAAAGCATTTAAAGATTATAGATAGGCCGTATATGCATTGTAGTGATAGGGGTTTAGCTCACAGTATATTTCATTTAGGGACTATGGTAACCGCTACTATACTAACAAAGTCTTCGTATTGGGATCAAAAAAAAGAACATTTAGATTTATTAACGCTCGAAAGGGCATACAGGAATTAGAATTATGTTTCGTCCAACTAAAAGAGAATACAAACCATACAAAACAGAATACTTTACCGTATCGAATAATAACAGAGATGATTTCGATTCTAATTGCAATAAATTACGCGCGGATGGGTGGCATATTAACGACCCTATGAAAGCTCTTGTATTTAATGGAGCAATAACGTATTACCAACAATGGTATAAACACACAACTATCGAAGATTAGATTATGGAATGGATAGGAAAATTACTTTACGACGGCTTAGTATTGGCTTGCCTATGTTACGCTGCATACATGGTGTACATGACAGTTATGATAATTAAATCTATACACAAGGATTTTAAAAAGGAAATGAAGAAATGGAAAGGACTATGAACGCACTACCCAAGGCAAACAGAAAATTAACCAAAGACGAAGAGATAGTCGAGTTACAATACAGGCTAAAACAATTCACTCGGTTATTATCGTTAGTCGGCAAAGAGATCGGACAAGACAAGATAATCGAAATAGCTAAGTCGAATGAGTACCCAAAAACCAAAGAGCAGATTATCGAAATGATTGAGCAAGGGAGGGGGTTGAAGGATGTCAATAGATATCAAATATCAACAGACGGTCAAGGAATTGGACACTTGCAAATAAACGGCGAATGGGTCAAGTGGGAAGACATAGAAAAACTAATCGAATGAGACTATACAAATTAAACCGAGAATTTAGGCCGTACTTACAAGCGGGCTCACACGTAGTAAATGTATTCGTAAAGCTAAAGGATAAAACGGAGTTCTGGTCTGACTGCGTAATATGTTATCCCGAAGAAATAAAGGGTATTTTTAACGAGCATAAGGCTAACATTAAAAAGGAAATAGCAAGGCATAAACGCGAACTAGGATGAGATCACCAAAAGAAACAGAAGACAGAATAACCGAGCTAATCCAAAAGATTGAATTTGGTACTAAAATGATAACTGAACTAAAAGGTAAGGGTGAGTTTTCAGGTTATTTGGAGCTAATGAACGACAAGTACCAAACAGAAAAGAAAGCCTTGCTATGGGTGTTAGAATTGGACTAAAAATAATAGAATGAGCAATGAACTTCAAATAATAATTCTATGGATATTTATACTTTATCTTCTTTATCAAATACAGGCGACCAATCGAAGATGGGAAAAGGCGATTAGGGAGTTTAGAGATAATTTCATTAAAGACATAGATAAGCTAAAGAAAAAAGCGAAATGACAAAAGAAGATAGACAATTGGTAGTTGAGTATATTGCAAGCAATAAGATTATATTGGCTTCATACGTTACGCATCCGAAAAACGAGAGAGTTAAGCTAATCAAATGGCATTACAACACAACCGCCTTCAAGTTCTACGCCATCAACCACGCATGGAAAGAACTAATATCCTACATCAAAAAAGAGGTGTACAGAAGATGGATTAATTTAATTGTAAAGTATAAATGATATGAAAAGATATATTTGCGATTGCGGAAATACATGCCTAGAATCAACAAAACCCGATAACACAGTATGTGGCGGATGTAATAATCCTAACTGGAACACAATGAGTATTCAAGAACCATACAGGGTTAAAGACGCAATAGAGCAGGCACGTTATGATGCCGAGATGAATTCATTAAAAAGGTTTACACGAACAGACAATAACGATTATAAATGATACTACTAAAAACAGCATGTTTCCTGATGGCTCTGTACTTGGTTTACGATACTGTAATTCTAACGATATTGATTGCAAAAGGACACTTATAAATTAATTAAAATATTATATTATGGAAACAAAAACACAAGAAATAGTAAAAAAGTATATTGAAAGAATCAAGGCAGACTATCCAGAAGATGACAAATTAATGATTGACTTACAGCAATTCGCGATTGAGATAATGAGAGTGAGTGCAACTGAAAATAACAATCCATATTGTGACGGGTTTAGCACTAATCCCCTTAGTAATTACGATTCTGATTATTGTCATCAGTGTGGTCAGCACAAATCGGAACATGATTTGACTAATCGCTTAAACAAGGCTATACGATACATGCATGGAATTGAAGAGCCTGTGATTAATCTAAAAGATTTATAAACTTACTTTACCAACTGAAAAGGATAAATTATGGCAATGATAAACGGTAAAGAAGTAGGTGAGATAAAAATATTTATTGGAGGCAAGGAAATTAAAGGAGTGAAGTCGATTAATTACACGCCACAGTACAAGTTATATTATGACTTAAGACCGATATGGCCTAAAGTTCCTTTAAAGCGATTAGAGCCTAGTATTATAGAAGTTCTGGCAACAGGTATGCACCACGATAATTAATGAACCAACCCACCGAGCAAGTACTATTCGACATATCCAACTTCCCGACGGCTAAACTATTTATCGATGCGTGTCTAAGTGGAAAATATAGTGTAGTAGTATACGGAGGTGCAGTTCGAGGTGGTAAAGCGAATCCTCTTGATTCAGAGATAGTTACCCCGTTTGGAGTGCGCACAATGGGAGACATGAAAATAGGCTCTCAAGTGTCTAATCCTGATGGCACAATAAGCCGAGTTATTGCAGTACACCCACAAGGCAAAAAGGAAATATACGAGGTTAAATTTGTAGACGGCACTAGCGTTGAATGTTGCGGCGAACACCTTTGGAATTATCACAGGAACGAAACTAAGGTTAAAGCCAAAAGGGAATACGGCCTTTGGAAAACAGCAACGATACTACAGATGAAGAAAATGATGGAGACAACAAATGTTTCTATTCCTATCACTAAGCCTGTAATATTCACAAGAGGTAAAAAGATGCCTATTGACCCATACTTGCTAGGTCTTATTTTGGGTGACGGATGCATAACACAGCCTAGTTCCATTTTATATTCAAGCAATGACCAGTTTTTAATTGATGAAATAAGCAAGTTAGTTACGCGGGTTTCTGTGTATAAAGATTACAACTATAGAATTATAGACGACAAACTAAAGGAGGACTTAAGGAAATTTGGACTCATGGGATGCGATAGCGAAACTAAATTTATTCCCAATATTTATTTGCATTCATCTATCGCTGAAAGGGAGGAAATCGTTAAGGGATTAATGGATACTGACGGGTATATGGATGACCGAGGCCACGCGGAATATACTACGGTGAGTAAACAGCTATGTGATGGAATGGTATTTATGCTTCGAAGTTTAGGTTATAAGGTTACGATCTCATCTAAAATAGGCTCATACAAAAAGAACGGGGTAAGAATAATGTGTAAGTTGGCCTACAGATTATACATTCAATCAGATAACAATATTGAACTATTTAAATTAGAAAGGAAACGCGCCCGATCTTACCAATGTAGATACGAAAGAAAGAAGCGAATACTATCAATAGAAAAGATCGGTAAAAAAGAGTGCCAGTGCATAACCGTAGATAATCCTAACGGGCTTTATATCACAAATGGATTCAACGTAACACACAACTCATTCAACGGTATAGGCGCTTTAGTTCTCTTACATGCACTCTATCCACAAAGCCGCTCATGTATCATTAGAAAGGACGCCGAGGTGCTTAGAATCAATACCCTACCAACGTGTCAAAAAGCTATTCCAACAAGCGCGATAAAACAATATAACGGATCAGAAAACAAATGGACGTTTCACAATGGTTCTTCAATGTTTTTCTTTGCCGAGGGTTACGAAAAGGACAAGGACTTAAACAGGTGGAACGGGTTAGAAGTTAATTTTATCATGATGGATCAAGTGGAAGAACTTCAATTCGACGCATGGGAGAAAGCAAATGAGCGTGTTGGGTCTTACTTCATACCAAAGAATTTAGGCAAACAACCTAAGCCGCTTATTATAATGACGGTCAACCCTACTCAAACATGGGTGAAAGAAGAAATTTACGATAGGTACATGGACGGTACACTGCCTAAAGATTGGCTTTACATACCCGCCAAAGTAACCGATAACCCACACGTAGAGCAAAGCTATTTAGATCAGTTAAATAACTTAAAGAAGATCAACCCAATAAAACACCAACGCTTTGTAATGGGTGATTGGGAAATACAAGATAATGTAGACGGGGCGTTTTATAGTTCTTTTGATTATGACAAGCATGTAGGATCAAGCAAAGACGACTTATCAGTTTATTACGAACCAGAATTAGCCTTACAAATAACATTTGATTTCAATCTTAAACCTTACATGACTCTGTTAATATGGCAATTTGATTTTGAAGACCCCGACACAGTACAGGGCAGACTACCAAGAAAGAAGCTAAATCAAATAGATGAGTTTTGCTTTGCACCTGACAAAAATAGCACAGCCCACGTTTGTAGAGCATTTAAAGCAAAGTACTACGATCATGAAAACGGTGTGTTTTATTACGGTGACCCAATGGGAAAGAAGGATGACACAGCCACCGAGAAAGGATTTAATAACTATACGGTTATCAAAAAGGAACTCAAACACTTTCATCCAAAAGAGCGAGTAGATAGGGCAGCTCCACCAGTAGCACCAAGGGGTGAATTTATCAATACCATATTTAGGAATCAACCAGAAAAGGACGACCCCGAAGGAGTAGGGTATCTAGGCTTAGAAATACATATCGATGTAGATTGCAAAAAGAGTATTATGGATTTAACTAATGTGCTAGAAGATGCCGACGGTAGCAAGATGAAAAAGAACACTACCGATAAGAAAACCAAGATAGCAACTAGGCTGCTGACTCACACAAGTGACGCCATGGAGTATATGATAATGAGAGCGTTACGAAGAGAATTCAAAGAGCATCAAAGGGGAGACGTAACCAGTGCGCATTTCCACATACCAGAGACGAGAAGCACTAGATTTTGATTAATCGAATCAATTTTCTATATTTGCTTCGCGAGGTGGAGGAGTTGGTACCTCGGAAGGCTCATAACCTTCAGGTCGCGGGTTCGAGTCCCGTCTTCGCAACAACGTTAAAAACGGAGAACCTGTTCATGTACGGTTGGACATTAAACCCTTTCTTTAACTAGGAGGGGTTTATTTTTTCAATTTTATTTGCATAACTCATTATAATTTAGTTAGTTTGTCCTAGAAAGGAGTGTAGCCTTTGTGAAATTTTTGACTGCTTGAGGGTACTACACGCCCGAGGGTGGTCATTTTAAATTTATAGATTATGTTGAAATTTTTAAAAAGATTCAATCCTATTAGTATGGGAAATATTGACAAGCAAATTTATCAAGATATTTATTCTGCTCAAGAGCTATTATTAGCCGAGGCAAATAAGGTGTTGTCAGCACCTAATGAACATAGCGATGAAAGGCTACTAGTTTTGAAAGGATTGGTAGATTTAGGGTTTTCTAACGCGGAACAGGTAAAAGAGTTTAAAGAAGTAGAAGACAAAAAAGAAGAACAACAGTGGTTAAAAGAAAAGATAGAATATTACAAGCATACATACCCGTTGAACAAATTTATCGATGAGCAAAGCGTGAAGGTTATTTGTGAAAAGTACGGCCTTTTACTAACAAGGGGCAATGACTATATTTCGGATATACCTGAAAGTAACCAAAAAGAGATAGTTTTATTCAAGGTGAAAAGGGGAGACATAAGAGAGCCTATCGAAGTTTACGAAGGGTTATTTTTCCCTCCAAGGGCTTTTGGTTCATTAGTGCTTAGTGCAACAGAACGCGATAAGTTCGATGAAGAGATGATTAAGGGACAAAATTTGCTAATTGTGGCACCGTCACATAAACTAGACTTGAGAGGCAAAGAAATTAAGGGTCACATTGTTAAAATTAAAGACCCAATAGTATTGCAGCCAGTAAAAAAAGGCTATTTAATAGTTTCCAGTTGGGGACTAGAAGCAAGCGACGAATTAGTAATGAATCCTATCAACAACTAAACCCCCAATTATGACAAAATCAGAAATAGTAGAAGAAATAACTAAAGCAACAGGGCTAGAGAATCCTGTAGTATCGGCTGTAGTAAATGAGTTCATGACACAAGTAAAGAAAGCGAATTCTAAAGACATAAATATCTATCTTAGGGGCTTTGGTTCCTTCGAAGCTAAGACAAGAAAACAGAAGGTAGGGCGTAACATAACGGCAAACACGCCCCTTGTTATACCCGCTCAAAAGATACCATTTTTCAAGCCTTGTCCTGAGTATAAGGCTTTGTTAAAATCTATACCTTTAAATTAAAATTATGGAAAAGTTTACGAAATTAGAACAGATAGTAGTGATGAACGCGTTAGCAGATTACGCGCGAAAATCAAGTGACGAAACAAAGGAGGCGTGTTTCTCTGTAAAAAACAAGTTAATGCCTATTCTTTTAGGTAAGTCTAAAGAAGAGTTTGAAGATGGACTAGTATCTTTTGAACCATGATAATAAAAGCCACCCTAGTATTATTAACTTTGATTTGCTTAGTTGATTTGAAGGATGTTAAAGAGTATTTTGGATTATGGGAATAAACGTTGAAAATTGGTTAACATGGGATCATGGCGAATTCCTTCAAGGATGGATTGATGAGTACGAGACTTACAATATTAAGAATAGGAGCAAAGGTCTTAATGCAAACGGTGAATTAGAACAAACGAAAGAAGAACTAAAGCAACACAAGTTAAAACACAAAGATTATTACGACAGTATAAAATGAGATCACACAACAAAACCACCGACCTAATCGAAGAGGCAATAAACGAGATTATAGCCAACAAAGACAATATAAGCACCATCTTAAGTACAGCGGGTCACTTAAGTACAAAGGGTAGTATCTTGAGTACGAAGGGTGGCGCCTTAATTACAGAGGTTTGCAAAAAGCACAATGTAATTGAAAATAGCGTTAGGGTTATTATGGGGTGGTAAAAATAGAATATGAAACGAGAAACTTTAGAGAAAATATGGATTTGGTTAGTTATCGTGATGGTGATTATAGTTTGTATAATTGGCGCTGTGGCATTATTTGATGATAATCCGTTAGAAAGACTTAAATATGTTTTTCTGATGCTTATGATCGGAACACCAATTAATATATTAATGATGTATTTTACTTGTAGCGCAAAGATGTAATTTATTTATTTGTTGTAATCTAATTTTAAATGTTTTAATTTTGCTCTAAACAATAGAGCTAAATGGCTAATCTAATCGTAACAACCTCGATCAATATCACCTTAGAGGGAGAGCCACACATATTCGAAAACATTCAAACCCTTACAGGGGTAACGGACTTAATAGATAGTCCAATTCAAGTACCTTTAACAGAGGTATCGATAGTTTCAGTAGCAGCCGAAAACGCAGGCGCAACGTTCAAAGACATTAATTTCATTTATTTAGAAAATAAAGACACCGTAAACTTTTGCACAATAGGATACAAAAACACAGGCGGGGATACCGTCTATTTTAAACTATTAGCAGGCAGAAGCAAGTACCTTTGGACTAATGAATTAGAAGTATCTGAATCAGGCGCGGCCTTTTCTGCATTTGCGGATTGGGACACTGTTACTGGTCAATTCGATACTACTGCTGGAATCCTAAAAGTATTCGCGTGTCAAGTAACCACTTGATATATGAGCCTAGAATACCATAGCAAAAGCAATATCGGTGTATATCAGATATTAAATTTAGTAACCAAAGAATCGTACATAGGCAGTTCTAGGAACGTAAAAAAGAGACTCCTTCAACACAAGTCTACAATTATTGGCAATAAGCATCATAGTAAGATTGTTCAATCGGCGGTAGACAAGTATGGCATTAGTAAGTTTTCTTTCCGTCAAGTAGCATCTTGCCCTTTAGAATATCTGCCTAAAATGGAACAGTGGTTTATTGATAATACAAATTCCAAATACAATGAATTAAGGTTTGCGCATTCAATGAAAGGATTTAACCATAGTGAAGACACCAAGAGAAGAATAAGTGATGCGTCAAAGAACAGACCCCCTATAAGCGAAGAGACAAGAAGAAAAATGAGCGAAGCCAAAAAGAATAGAGTGGTATCAAAGGCAACGAGAAAAAAAATAGGCGAGGATTCAGCATTAAGATTGAGGAAAAAGACAAAATGCCTAACTACTGGAAAAACATTCAACTCAGCAAAAGAAGCGGCACAAGAAATGAGTTTATGCAGGGTTGCCGTTGGGGAGTCTTGCAGGAATGGAAGATTAATTTATGGAATTTATAAATTTGAGTACGTATGAGTTTTTTGCGGTTCAGAGATTATTTTACACGTATAAGAGAGAAGGACTTTGATACTATTTTAGCTCAAATAGGTCAATCTACTGCTCACTCACCAACTACAATAAGACAAGAAGAGGAAAAGAATACCATAGCGGAAATATCGGCAATGATTTGCCACAGATACGACGTCGAAAAAATCTTTGTTGATATACTGCCTTGGAACATACTCACTCAATTTAATATAGGTGAACTAGTCGAGTATTCACAACCTGCTTACAGTGATTCAAAAACTTACATTCTAAACGATCTAGTCAGCTTTCAAACAACTTCAAACGGGGTTATTTCTGACGACATTTACATCAATACTTTAGCCATACCAGCGCCAGAAGTATTCAACCCTTTGAAATGGACTAAGCAAGAAGAAAACTTTGCTTTATACACGGTTAAGGAGCCTATTATAACGGCTAATCCTTCTGCTGGGTTCTCTTACGATACCAACTTATTTACAGGCAACCACGACACTATAAAAGGATGGGATACAACTAAAGATATCTTCTTAAAGCGAGATGCTAACGAAGTTAAGATTTATTACAGTTCAGCAGACCGAACAAACAATGTTGATTCAATTGGCGTGGTTGATGTAACCGACCAAGTAAAAACTTTCCCTTCTAATATCCCAATCGAGGCTGGCGATGATTTAGAAAACACATTAAGCGGTACTTTATTTATAATTGGCTTCATGCCAGACGGTCAAGAGTGGAGCGTAGTAGCTTCGAACGCTTACCAGAAAGAAGACTTTAGAAGTAGATTGATAGTCTCTATAATGATTGATTTAGTCTTGTTTAATCTGTACGGACTGGTAGCCCAAAGGAACGTACCTGATTTTATCGGCGAAAGAATGGAGCGTGCTATGGCGGCATTAAAAGACATTAAAAAAGGAGTCACTACACCTAAATTACCACTGTATGACGACGAAACAAGAGGCCAACAAATAGCTTTTGGAAGTGAGCGAAGAGTAGAGCATACTTTATTCAGAACCCACGACCCTAACAGAAGAAAATCAAGAGGTACATGGGACTATTAAAAAACATACAGTGGAAAGAGGTTTTAAACACAATCGGCGAGGGAATATTGATATTACTATCAATGGTTATTTGGTTACCTATTACTTTATATAAGTTTGGTTTGGTTGCAGCAGATAACATATTAAAGCATTACATAAAAGAAGATGAAGGACGTAAATAATAGGCTCAACCCAAAGATTGTAAACGAACACAGGAAGCAGCCCAAAAAGTCGCGTATTGTTGTTCAGTTAGACAATCGAAACAGGCAACGAAAGGTTGACGACTTAGCCGATTGGTCAAGAGCTTTGAATTTAGCCGAACGAAGAGACGACCCAGACCGTACAGAGCTTATCAGGATTTACAAAAATATGCGTATCGACGGGCATATCAACGGAATCATAACGACCCTTATAAACAAGATCAAAGCAAAGGATTTCTTACTAGTTGATTCACAAGGGAACGAAGATGAAGAGTCAAAAGCATTATTCGAAAGCAAGTGGTTTCAGAAGTATTTAAAATGGAATGTAGAAGCGCCGTTTGAAGGGTTTAGTCTTATTCAGTTAAACGATATGGTAGATGGTCAATTCAAGGACATGGAATTAGTTGATAGAGAATTTGTGATACCTGATTTAGGCATTATAAAAAAGTTTGATACTAGATTTTCGGGTGACGATCAGCATTGGGTTTATAATGAAGGTGCATTAAAAGATTGGTTTATTTTCATAGGTGAAGACAAGGACTTAGGCTTATTCAACGCAATCGCACCTCAAGCGATTTCTAAAAAACACATCTACTCGGCTCTTTGGCAGTTTATAGAACTGTTTGGCATGCCTCTTAGGATTGGTAAAACCGATTTAGACGACCCTAAAGAGAAGCAGAACATGATTGACATGTTAGGCGGTATGGGTCGTGCTGGTTGGGGAGTGTTTGGTAGTAATGATGAAATAGAATACACCGAGTCTGTTAACGGCGCTGTAGAGACTTTCACTGAGGCAATTAGGTCTTCCAATCAAGAGATGAGTAAGAACATGACAGGCGTATCAGGTCTATTCGATGACAAAGCATTTGTAGGCAGCGCCGAGGCACAAGAGAGAGTAGTAAAAGAGCTTATAATGTCCTTCACTCGTACTATTATGTTTGATATCAACGATATGTTAATCCCTCGTATGCAAAAACAAGGTTCTTTTCCTGATCGCAAATTTATATGGAAAGCTGACGACCTATTAAGCACAGTTGAAAAAGGCGACTTAATAACTTCATTGGCTCCATTTTTCGAGTTCACACCAGATGTAATATTGAAAGAATTAGGCATAGAAGTAGAGGCGCCAAAGGTAGCACCGAACACAGAGGCGGCAACGGTAGCTTCTCAAGTGGCAGCATTGTATAAAACTAAAAAGAATAAGTAATGTCGAGAACAATCAAAGAAATTCACGATGCAATGATACTCGAAAAGGAGACGGCGGCAGAATTAAACAGTTTAACGCCTAAGCCCGATAGTGCGCAAAACTTATTAGACGACTTGTCTTCACCTTCTAAGGTTGCGGTATGGCGAACTTTCTTTCGTATTGTAGCCACTTCCGAAAAGTTCCACGAAGATTTATTTGACACTTTCGCCGACCTTGTAGAAGCAAGAGCATTAGAAATTATACCCCAAACAGATCGAAGGTTAGCGATATTGGCGAAAGAGTTTCAATTTGGTGATGAACTTATTTTTGATCCTTTAACAGGCAACTTTATTTACGAAGACACAACAAGCTCGGACGCTTTAGAAAGACAAATCGTTTCACAAGCAAGCGTAAACAGTGCTAACAGAGTAGTAACTTACAAGGTGGCTAAAGATGACGGAGGTGGAGGTCTAGAGGGGCTTGACGCAGCCGAACAAACTTCATTTGCAACCTTTGTAGATGACACTATTGTATCTGGCACCAAAGTAATTATTATTTCATCGGATGCGGACTTTTTAAAAGTGGCCTACACTATTCAATACGACCCATTAGTACTAAAAGCTGATGGTAGTTTAATTGATGACGGTTCTTTTCCAGTTCAAGAGGCTATTGACGCTTATATTCAAGGCTTAGATTTCAATGGTGCGTTTAGAGTTATAGATTTAACCGACGCAATACAAGACGCGAGGGGTGTTGTTAATGCAGTAGCAGACGTAGTAGAAGCAAGGGACGCAGTGGCAGGTTACACCAATATTTTAGGGTTACAAACGGAAACATTTTTACCTTTTTCAGGACACTTGCGTACGGTAGATGAAACAGGTAGCGAGGCGGTACCAGTTTATGGAAGTATCCCGATTCTTTCAGCACCCGTATATGACGCGACAATTTCTTTCAATTCGGGTCAATTCGCAGTGTTCGAAGGAGTAACATACAAGGCTAATGCAGATACGTCAGAGCCAGCAGGCACATTCGACACTACAATATGGGACACAGTTTCTAACATAACATTTATAGCGGGCTAATGTTTAAAATAAACTTTAAAGATTTATCGACCCAGCTTTCACCGCACTTTTTTAGGCAGCCTATCTATCTTAAATATCTATTCTCGCTGATTAAACCGCTTTCGGACATAAACGATAACGGCAATCCTGTGATGTTTTTCAATCAAGGCAATTTATCTAACACGGAGTACAAAGGAATATACAGCGACCAAAAAACATACAGCATAGGTAACCGAGTATTATTTGAGGGAGTGGCCTATAAGAACATAGTAAACATTACCACGCCAGAAGCATTTACCGAAGCGAATTGGATAAGAAGTACTAATAGATCGTTCTTTCCACTCACTATTTTTATCACAAGGTTTCTACAGGTGGACGCTTCTAGGTTAAAACTACAAAAGTATTTAAATGAATTATGGGACTCTACAAACGAAGGAATATTGATAGTTAACAATCCCACTGTAGATGTTTTATATAGGTTCAATAACGCGGAACAGCATGATGATGAATTTGATTATAATGCTTGGGATTCTACGGTTGATTATGCAGCAACAGGTGAATTTGTACTGGCTAATGACGGTAATGTGTACGAATCAAACACGAATCCAAATTTAAACAATGAACCGCCTAGTGCAGAATGGGATTTAATCAGTACAGCAAAGGAATACATGTTTAACGAGGCCGACGAATACACAGCGGACTATACCGTGAAGATACCCATACTAGTGACACTACAACCTGATTATAGTAACGACAGATTTAAGGCAGAATTAGATTTTTTTAACGCAGCAGGCAGAACATACCAAGGCGTTAAACTTGAAACAAATGAATTTTTATTTTCTAACGTATAGATATGGATAAATTTAAGACAATCGCACTCGGTGGAATTCCTAGAGTACTAGACGATTTAAGGCACCTTACGGGGCAAGATGGAGGACAAGGAATATACCAAGCTCTAAATAATATACTAGGCTCATTCGGTACTAACTTTGTGGTACAGGGCTGTATACTATCGGGCACTTCGCCAGCCGTTGCAATGACAGAGGGATGGATATATCTTGGTGGTGAATTATTAAAGGTAAGTGCTGCGACAGGCATAAATACAACTACAGACCCTACCTTCACAAAGGTAACCACATTTAAAAGCACAGGACTTAAGCAGCTTCAATCTGGTGCAAACGCTGATACCTACGAGCAAAATAGAGGTATTTTAAACGGCGTTGGTGGCACTTTAAACGTACTAACGGGAGATAGATATAAAGACCAATTTGATGAGTGGAAAACATTCGACATAACAGGTACTAACGCTAATCTCATATCTAACAGCACTGTAGGGGGTGGGGGTACTGAGATCGACTTAGCTACAGAGATGGTTAGCGGTCATTTCAGGTATAAAATAGTAGGCAAAACGGTTTATTGGAGTTTAAAATTTGTGGGAATAGTGTTACAGACTAATCTCGCAGTAGGGGCTATTTTCACTATTATAATAAGGAACTTACCTTTTGCAGCCAAAGTATCACAGAGTTGTGCTGTAAGACTTAACGCTGGCGGTGGGCTTTCGCAGGCAGTGAGTGGTAACACAGAAATATTTATGGACGCGGGTTCTGATAGAATGTTTATAAATAGGCGTGTATTCGATATTGACACTCCTGTTTTGCTAAATAGGGTTTATGAATGGGATACTACCCCAAGCATGGCTATAGTAGCAACAGGTAGCACGAACATTTCGGTTATATATAACGGTCTAGGTAATGGAATATTTGAAATTGAATGATAAGTTTAGATGACGTAAATACAATATTAAGAGGCATTTGGAGAGGGAATATTAACGTAAATACATTACCTAAAAAGGTGTTTAATGAGAATAATAATAAACTTACCGAGGGAGTAGAAAAAGGCTTTGGCTCTAAACTTTCAGACCTAAACGAGGGTACACCAAGATTTAAAACAATGCAAAGCCTACAAAATAACGTCACTTTCTTTTCCGCTGCTAAAACCTTTCAACAGGTGAACGCTATGCAGTTTTCAAGGTTCGACGAAAAAGGATTTATATTGTCGTTCAATGATTTCAAAAAAGAAGCGGCACCAGTTATGGAACTTTATAATGTTACTTGGTTGGAAACAGAATTTAACACTAGTATTAGTCAGAGCCAAAGCGCGGAGCTATGGGCAACGATTCAAGAAGATAAAAAAGAACTTCCATTGCTTCAATATCAGACAGCAGACGACGAAAGGGTACGAGATGAGCATACGGCTTGGGACAATATAATACGTCCTGTAGACGATCCTTTTTGGAATACTCACTACGCGCCTAACGGTTATAATTGCCGTTGTCAGATTATACAATTATCAAAAGGCACGGTATCAAGTTTAAGCGGAGTACCTAAAAATAAAGATTTATTATTTGCTGATAATTCGGGCAAATCAGAAGAAGTATTTAAAGAAACAGGCGACGCAAAGCACCCTTATTTTGACGCGCCGCAAAAGAAAAAAGATAACAATTTTGGGCTTTAAAAAGAAAGGTGGTTTTGGTTTAAAAAAGGCGATAGGGCTATTTAAATTGGCTAAAAGTAGCCTACCCAAAGTTATTGCTAACGATGCTAAGAATCATTTTTTGCTAGGATTTAGGCAAGGCGGAGGGCAAACGGACGCTTCAAAAGGTGGTTGGCAGAAGAGAAAGAAAGACCCAAAAGGAGCGCGAAGAGGTATATTAATACTTAGAGGCAGGATGATGAAAGCTCTTAAAACGGTTAGTGCAACATTCTCTAAAATTGAGATCGCCATAATAGGAATAGCTTATGCACAGCGACACAATGAAGGATTGGATGGTATGCCAAAAAGAGAGATTTTAGGAAAGTCTAGCGTGTTGGATGCGAAGACTAAAAGAACAATAGAAAGAGAATTAAGGAAAATATTTAGATAATGGCACTGCTAACAATATATAATGACATCAGAGAAGCCGTAGAAGCTATTGTGGATGAAAACGGTGAGAAGGTGTTTCATCATTTCGATATATGGAACAGTCAACCCCAAAACGAGAACGTAGAAACGCCGTTGAATTACCCTGCTGTATTTATTGAATTTGCCGACATACAGTGGGGTCAGCTTCAAGACGCTGGAGGACATAAAACTGATATAACAGAAGAGCAAAAGGGCGAATTGAGTTTAATCAAATTACACATTGTGCATTCTAGTCTTCAAGGTGCGGATATAAGTTTTACCGAGCTGCACCCTAAAAACATACAAGTGTATTTTGCTGTTCAGGCTATAGAGCCGACAGAAGAACACAGCAGGATATTAAGAAAATCAGAAGCTCAAGACCCAAATCACGACAGGGTACAAGACTGGCAAATGGACTTTGAATTTACAATGACTCAAACAGGTCAAGTACTCAACAAGACAACCCTTGAATCAGGCTCACTTGACACAGTTATAGTATAATGGCAACGACAAGAATAGATTTAAATATAACAAACCAAACGATTAGGTCAGGTATTGACGACAAAGATTGTACTATACAGGTAAGCATTACTGTATTTTCGCCAACGTCAGAAGGGGGCAGCGACGGTAAAGCATCGGCTAACGTAACTCGCGCACAAGGTGCTGTAACTTATTTATGGTCTACGGGCGCGACCACCCCAACTATATTGAACCGTTCAGAAGGGGCAGTTTCAGTGACTGTTACCGATAGCAATACGGCAGGCTGTACAGCATTTGCAGAAGGATTTGTAAAAGACCCTGTTGATCCGCCAGTCCCTACATGTAATTTGGTTCTTAATAGTATAGATGTAGTAGGCACAACGTCGGTAGCAATCGACGGTACGGCGACTGTGAATTTTTCTGGTAATGCGGGCGCTGTTACTGTTGTGTGGGGAGATGACCAAACTGGCGATACAGCAGTAGGATTACCGATAGGAGCTATATCTGTGGCTCTGTCAGATCAAGGCGTAGGCGCTACATGTGTTAAGTCGGGACTAGCTGTAATACCTAACCTAAATCTTAGGTACTTATTTTTAGACGGGGTTAATGATAAAGTTGATTTTAGTAATGTGCAAATAAGCGGCGATTGGGTGTTTCAAATGGAATTTATTATCGACGACTTCTCTGTTATGCAGGCTTTTGCGTCAAGCGGGAACAGTCATATATGGATATTTAAAAATTCTACACAAATAGATATTCAAATAGGGGCTACGGCTCATGTATTCGATGTACCTATAATGAGCGTAGATACTTTTTATTACTTATTTATTGAAAATATTAGCGGCTCATTGAAGCTGTATTTAAACAATGTAGAATCAACTACAGGCTCTTTAACAGGTGGGACAATACAATTAAAAAAGATAGGAGCCTTCTTTAGCGGGTCGAATCCTACGGGTGGAGGAATTGATAATTTCGCTATAGCAGCAGGTACTGTAACGTCTGGTGAAAGGACTACTTTGTTTAATAAGCCTTCGACATTTGACGCTGTTATTACTCCCTCGGTATTTTATAAATGCGATGAAACAGGCAACGCCACTACACTAGTTGATGAAAGTATTAATAACAACGATGGTACACTAGGCGGATACGCTACAGGCGCACCAAGATTTGAAGACAGATGAACTACGGATATATAACAGGAGAATTTGATATAGACACTTCGAATGATGAGATGTTCGAGATCGAAAGAAAAAACGACTCTAACGAGATCGAGCAATTTTTATGCATCGAAACGGCAAGAGATTTAACAGGTTTGAACTTTGTTAAAATAGGAGATGCATCGGCATTTGTAAATTGGAGAGACCAGAATGAATAAAGACAAAGAGGTAAAAGACGCTAGGGCGAGATACATTCAAGACGTTGTAAACAGGTCTAAGAGCAGCATAAGGGCTGTAAAGAAGCTATCTAAAGAGTTATTTTTGTCTACTAAAACGATCTACGAAGACCTCAAAAAGTAACATAAGTTTTATATATAATTCCGTTACGCTACGGGTTTAACCCCTATCAAACCTACCCTTTCGCTCGTACTATAATTAATTTTGTAGTATGAATTACCCGTTAAAACACATTCAGAACATAAGTCCAGATGAAGCCGACATTAACTTGTTCAGCGAAATCGGCGGCGAGAATGGTATTAGCGGTCAAGAGTTCGCAGACGAAATAAAACTACTAAACGACTTCGGGGTAAAGACTATAAATATACACACTGCGTCAGTTGGTGGGGTTGTAACGGACGGTCTAGTTATATTTTCAGCAATCAATAACAGCGAAGCATTTGTAAACATATTTATAGAAGGTGTTGCGGCATCAATGGGTAGTATTATCGCAATGGCAGGGGACAGAATCCACATGAGCGACATAAGCCAGATAATGATTCACGATCCACACGGTGGCGATCCAGACGACGAAAACACACAAAAAGCATTAAAAGCACTGAGAGAATCTCTTTTAGTAGCATTAAAAAATAGAGCAACCATATCAGAGAGTAAACTATCGGCTCTGATGAGCGAAGAAACTTGGATTTCACCAAAAGACGCTTTAGAAATGGGGCTTATTGACGAGATTATAGAGACGAAAAAATCTAAGATGGATACGCGTAAGAAAAAGCAATCCAAAGCAGCTATAACAGATATTTTAAATAAAAATAGTAATAACAACAACAATAAAAACGATATGAAAAACATCGCAAAGCATTTAGGTCTTAACGACGAAGCACTAGAAAGCGCAATTATAGACGCTATCAAAACTATCGAGTCTAACCTTGAACAATCAGGCAAGGATTTAACAGGAGTTAAAGACGAACTTAAAGAATCAGACAAAAAAGTAACAGCACTAGAAACAGAGGTTGCTACTTTTAAATCAGAAGCCGAAAAAATCGAAGATCAATTAGTTGAAGAGACTATTGAGCAAGGTATCAAGGATAACAAGTTTGATAAGGACGCTAAAGAAGATTTAGTAGCCGAGTTTAAAGGCAACCTTTCTAGTCTTAAAATGATTATGGGCAAAGTTAAAACCAAAGCGCCAGACATCGCAGGGTTGTTGAAAGGAAGCGCAGGCGGAGGAACGGATAGTAAATTACCTGAATCACTTGCAAAACTGACTTGGAAAGAAGCAGACAAATTAGGCAAGACAGAAGAAATGAGAGCTATCAGCGAGGCTGAATGGAACGGAAAATACAAGGCAGAACACGGTAAAGACCACCCTCAATTTGTAGAAGCAGTTTAATATTAAATAAAAAGAAATTATGGCAATTAGAAAACCTTTCGGAAACGACGCAGACAATCAAACACCAACCACTTCGGTTAATGTAGGAACGGTTGCAACTGGCACTACAGTAGTTGAAAACGGCGATGCAATACATCACCAAACAGTATTGACACTAGCTACTACGCTTCCAGCGATTGTGGGTGGAACAAACCTAGCAGTAGGTAAGTTGATTTACACCTTTCCAGCAGGAGCGATAAACGTAAGAGCTACGCACATGAATGTATCTATAAAGCAAACAGAAGGTAATATCGACGCTGATACACCTGACGGAGGCATAGGAACAGTTCTAGCCAATGGCGCTGTGGTAGTTTTAGGCGGTACAGCAACTTTCGAAAACTTGCTTACAGGTCAAACTTTTGATGATTGTGACGGAACAGCAGAAGTAAAAACATTAGCAACTTCATTAGTAATTGAAGCAGCAGGCGCACACACAGTACACTTTAATGTTGCAGACGGATGGGCTGCGTCGGGTGATGTTGCTGCAATCCTTGCTGGTACAGTAATTATCGAATGGGATTTTATAGTATAAATAATTAATTAATAAAAAATAATATCATGGCATCAACGCAGACATTAACAGAAGACTGGGTAACCGACATTGAAGACATATTGTTCGAGAATGAAAACTCATTTATCACTATGTCAAGAAGTCACGACGAATTCGTAAAGAATAAAATAGTACATATCCCACAAGCGGGATCACTGGCAGGGGTAACTAAAAACAGAATAATATTCCCTGCTGTAATAGAGCAGAGAACGGATGTTACAAATGATTACACGCTAGAGGACTATTCTGTTGACCCTGCATTAGTTGAGGACATTGAAGAAATGCAAAACAGCTATTCTAAACGTGATTCTATCCTGTTTGACCACAAGTCTAAACTAAAAGAAGAGATAGCATTAAACACTATGTTTGATTGGGCTGTAACCGATTCATCTCAAATCGTTAGGACTACAGGTTCAGCCATTGTAGGCAATGCACCAGTTGGAGCTACAGGAACTAGATTGGCATTTACACTTAATGACTTGATTAATTTAAGTGCAAACTTGGATTTACAATTAATACCAGACGACGGTAGACGTGTTTTATTGCTGCCTACTAGAATGTACAATGATTTATTCAGAGACCCTCAATTAGTCACTATTGATACTATGAATAAGAAATCTCTACCTACAGGCGTACACGCGGGTATAATGGGATTCAATATTATCAAGAGGAGTTTTGTTGTAAACTACGATTCAGGAGCAACCGCATTAAACCCAATTGGCGGCGCTGTAAGCGGCACTGATAATTCGGGAGGTATTGCATGGCACCCTGACTTTGTTACCAAAGCATTAGGTTCTATCAAGGTATTCTTTGAAGAAGATTCACCTATCTATTTTGGCGATATCCTTTCTTCTCAAGTTCTATTTAAAGCACACTTTATGAGAACAGGCAAAGTAGGAATTGCAGGCATCGTACAGGCGAATTAATATTTATTAACCCCAAGTAAAATAAATTGATATGACAAAAGATGAATTGATAGAAGCGGCAAAGCCTTATTTCAGCAATGAAGATGTTGATATGATGTTTGCCACAGGGGATGGACATTTCTTCCATGCTCATTCTAAAAATCACGCGATGAACCAAGCCAAAATTAAGTCTGTTCAGATGTTCGAAATAACAAGAGCAGATTTAGCAGACGCAGAAGACAAGGCACCTAAAGCAGCCAAGGTAGAGGCACCAGTTGAAAAAACAGCACCAGCCGATACTTCGGGAGAAGAAAGAAAGGGCGTTGAAATGACTAAGGGTGAAGATGGAACCGTAACAGGTTTTATTGAAGAAGAAACCAAATCCGATAAGCCAAAGGTTAAGCCTAAGAAGAAAGATAAAGCGTAAAAATTAAAATAAGTTATGGGCAAAATAACATTTAACAGAACAGAGGGAGGTTTAGGCCGAAAACTTACGGGTGAAGACCATTTATCAGCTTTAATTAATTATACTGCTGGGAGTTTGCCCGCTGGCTATACAGCGTCAGACCGTATCAAGAAACTATTTAGTTTAGCCGAGGCCGAGAGTCTTGGAATATTGGACACACACGCGGACGAAACAAAAGGCACAGGTGGTCAAGTTGTGATAGGCGGCACTTGGATAGCAGATGAGACTTGTTCAATAACTATCGAGGGGGCTACTTTAGGTTCTCACACAGCCGTTAGTGGTTCGGTTGCAACTACAGATATCGCAGCGGCTTTGGTTATATCTATAAACGCAGGCACTAACACGGGATTACTCCACGGCTGGGTAGCTACTTTAAACACATCTACTGTAGAACTAGCACAACCAGCCAAATTAGGTGTAGTTAATAACGGCTCTAACATTGTATTTGTAGAAGCCTCAGCAGCAGGAACAGGCACACCGACACAATTTACATCAGGTGTAGGCTCTTACTTTGCTGTTATGCATTACCATATTAGCGAATACTTTAGAAACCAACCTAAAGGGGTTTTGCATCACGCTATCTACGCACAAAGTACTTACGACGGAACAGAGATAAAAACGGTTACAGACTTCGCAGGAGGTGACATTAGACAAACGGGTGTACTTGTAACGCATGAATCATTTGCTTCTAGTCAATTAACGGCTTCGCAATCTGTATTAGATACTCTTTTTACAGAAGATGCACCACAAAGCGTAGTGTTTCACTCTGATTTAACTAGTGCTACATTATCAACAGTTCTGTTGTTCTCTATTGTGGCGAAGTCGCTTGTTCTTGTTGTGGCTGTCCAACTGTCATTAAAGAATGTGCCTGATGAGCCTCTTTGTTTCGAGAGATAGATATAACTAAAGTTACTTAGTTGCTCTATTAAA